CTTCTTGCACAGTCCATTTGTCATCAGGTGAAACATATTTTACTTTTACACGAGTATACTTTGTACCTCTGTCAATGCCTGTGTGTGTGATATTGGCAGCAATGTTGTCACGTGTAAATGTTTTTGAAATAACTGCACTACCACTTAGTATGTCTGTTGGGTTACCTGCATCTTCAATTTTAAGTTTATAACGTCCTTCTACGTATGGCAAATAACCACGCATGTTTGTAAGCAAACTTTTTGTGTTGTTGAACAGTGTTTGTCCAGTGTCTAGCACAATGTTGGTTGTTAGTATTGGACCTTTGTAGCTTTGTCCTGAATAATAGGTAACTTCTTGGTTACATTTTGATGCTGCTGTTCTAAATGAACTCCAATTGATTTCGTCATTGCGCAAACCCTTACCATAGCGTGGATTACGCAAATAATCTAGCAATATCTCTGCTGGGTTTGTTGAATAACGTTCTCTATAACTAGCTGTATTGTAACCAACACTTTCTGAATGTGTATTCATCAAACTAGCAACACGTCTACCAAGTATGCTGGCTTGTAGTACAGGTATGTTGCCTGTGAATGGATTGTTGTCTGCGTCTTCTTGTGTTTTGATTTCTTTCCATTCATAACGTGCAAGCATCACAGCAACACCATTGTAAATCATGTTGTCATCCCAACTGGGCGCATTCATACAAATATTGTTGCGTCTCATTGGATGTGAACTTAGATTTCTATAGTAGTAGGGTTGATTGATCCATTGCAGTTTTACTCTGTCTTTGAATTTACCACTGCTAATGTTTACAGTTCTACCTTCATTCAAATCAATAACAACTTGTGGATCTAATTGGTGATCGTCTAACCACAAGTCCCAAAGTCCTTCAACTGGACCTTCACACATTGTGTATGCAACCCAAAGATATTTGTTGTTTTCTTCACCTGTTTCTGCAAATGTAACAGTACCAGCTACTTTTCTAAATCCATAGATTACAGGTATGTTTACATTAGAGCCTTGGCGTTGTATGAGTACGCCTTGTTGTCGTTCAGCCTCCGCAGCATCGCTCATGCCATCTGGTACACCAAACAATCCCATAAAAGGACTTGCAACAAAGTCAACAACTGCTTTGATTACATTACCAATTGCTTTAACAACACCTTTAATGATGTTACCAACGGCTTTTACAACACCTTTGACTGCCTTTACAACAAAACTCATTCGTCAAACTCCTTAATCATAAACACACCAGGTTCAAAGCCTAGATATTCATACAGCTTGCGTGTGCGTTCTGGATTTATACCAATGTCACCAGCTGTGATTTTATGGCATTTGCATATCTTTGCCCATGCTTCAAATTCATCATACAACATGCGAACATTGCTCATATTTCTATGACTGTCCAACATGTATATCATGTCTATGTGTGCTACAAGAAGTTCTTCATTCCAAGGTAGTGCAGTTATACAACCTGCAATAAGTCCCACTGGACGCTGTCCTTCATATGCGTTGAACCAAATGTATTCATTGTAGGTATTGTATGTTCTAATTGTTTTTAGAACTGAATCTTGATCATACTGTGCTTCAATTTCTGGAATACTTTCTACAGCTTCCATTTTGTAATAGTTAAAAAGATTAACTGTTACATCAATCTCTTCAGGGTGCATACGTCTAACTATCATTGTTTGCGTCCCCATAAAAATTCTGTGTTTCCAACATAACCTGCCTGTTTAAATGCTTGATCGTATGTGTTGTTTTGATAAGCGTGGTTTGATCCATTGTTGGTGCGTCTGCCTGCTGTGCGTTCAAAGTCAGCAAACAGTGTTACACAGTCAACATTGATTGAAGCTGAGTTTGCACTTTCTGTGATTGATATATTTGAAATTTGTCCATCAAATATTAGTACAGGTGCAAGTATAACATCAAGTGTAAATGGTTCTATCTGTAGAAATGCTTTTGAAATAACAACTCTGCGTCCTTCAATGTCTTGGTCCACAAAGTAATCAAGTATGCCTGAAGTTAGAGCACTTAGGTAGATAGTAAACTTACCAACTCTTACATCAAAGTCTTCACTTACACTTGAAAAGCCAATAAATTCACCTTGTGCTGTGTAGGTAACACCATCATGTTCTAAGTCAAATCCACCAGTACAAAAATTTAGTGTACCCGCAGGCAAATACAAGCTGACTAAGTCAACAGCAATAAAATTCTTTCTATTGTATTCTTCTTGTATAGCTGTAGGATATACTTTGGGCATTTACCACACCTCTCTCATGTCAAGGTTCATTGTAGTTTGTCCACCAATGCCAACACTGTACTGTTGTATTTCATTGTCTAGCATAACAGTAAATGGTGTTGCGTTATATGTAATGCCTGTGCCACTTGGAACATCTTCAACCAATCCACCTGTAAAATACAGTGTGTTGCCTGGTTGATAATCAACTGTACACATGTAAACTTTTGAATGATTGTTAAACTTAAAAAAGTCTCCTGCAACCATAAATGTGTTTTCTACAGTTACACCTGATATGTCTACACTTTGATCGCCTTTGCTTGCTGCTGCACTAGTTGTTACAGTCAAGCCAGTGTCTAAAAATGCATTCTTAGAATAGCTAATCTCTGGCAACACAATTTGAAAACTTTCTAAAGGTCCATACTGTGCTCCTAAGAATCCAATTACTGGACCCATATCATATGCTGTTATACTTGGATACGTTACTGTGAAACTGTAGAATTGATGTCCTTGTCCAACACGTTGGCGCTTGCCACTGATTGTTTCTGTAACCAGTGTAGGAGCATTTATACTAAAGTTTACACTTGTAAATCCAGGATAACTAGGAAATGTACCGCTCATTATAACATACTCCTTTGTCCACGTTCTGTCATTGCATCACTTACCATTTGTGTAATCAATCCACGTCTTTGTATCAACAAATCGTCAAAACCAGTAGCATCATTTGCTTGTATATTGAAGTTGATGTTTACTGGCTCTCCTCTATTTAAATCACCATTCCTTGTGATGTTGCCATTAGTGGTTGGTGTAAACAATTCAGGTCCATTCTCACCAACAATATAGCTGGTGTTGCCCATAACAGGACCACCAAGTGCTCTACCTGAGTACTGTTGACTGCGGATTGCTGCAACCTGTGCCAAACCACTGGCAACAACTGCTGCCGCAGCAATAAAGTTAAAGGGTGGTGGATAAGTTGCAAGTGCTTTGGTTGCACCAGCATAGGTGTTCATAATAGCGTTTGCAATGTTGAATGCTTTGGCTGCTTCAAATGCTTTCTTGTTTTGTGCTCCTAGTGCTTCAAATACTGTAGCACCTTGTTGTATGGCGAATTGAGTTTTTTCTAAAGTTGATTTCTTTTCAAACTCCATTCTTTCATTAACCATTTCAATTTCTTTTTCATCCAAACCTACTTGTTGAGCAAGATTACCTTTACCAAGTTGTTGCAAATTTCTATATCTTTTAAAATCCATTTGCATCTGTTCATGCACTGTACTTCTATGAACATCTAATGCATTTTCTCTTGCACGCCTATTAAACTCCATTGATAAACGATATTGTTCTGCTAACATTGCTTGATGAATATCACGTCTTTCAGTTGCTTCAAATTCAGCACTAATAACGCCAGCTTCACGTCTTTCTTCTAATACTTGTAATGCTAAGTCTTTTGCTTCTTGGATTGCTGCCATTTCTGCTTTATATTGAGATTGCGTTGTATCTGCAAGTTGATCTCTGTATCTGTTGATTGTTGCTTGATATTTTATTTGTTCTCTTGCAATACTATTTTGTCTAACAGCTAATCCTACACGTTCACGTTCTATTTCAGTAAGTTCTCTGCCTAGTTCTGTTTCTATTTCTTTAATTTTAACACCAATATCGCCTTGCTCAACACGTATACGCATTAATTCAGCTTCTTCGCCATACTTGTCAAGTAATGCAGTAAATGCATCTGCTTCTGCTTGTTTAGTTGCTGCAAGTGCATCTTGTGTTAGTGCATTACGTGCTGCGGCTGCTTCTGCTTCATCCATTGCGGCAGCAGCTTTATCTGCTTCAAGTGCATATTTTTCTGCATCAACAGCAATACTTGCTAAATCTTTTTGTAATTCGTCTAAACCTTCAATGCTTAGTGCATCAAAAGCATTTGCAAATGCATCACCAATTATACCTGTTGATTCTTCTGTAGCTTCAGCAGTTTCTTCTGTTTCGCCACGTAACCAAGCCCATGCAGCACCTAGTGCTGTGATACCTGCTAGTACAATTCTACCTACTCTACCTGCTGGTGTAAGTGCAATTAAAAACTTGCCTACATTGAGTACTTGTTTACCAAATCCAACAACTGCTGGTACAATACCCAATATGGCTTTACCTAGTGCAAACATACCTTTGGCAGCACTAAGTGCAAACATTGCAAGTTTAATTTTGAGTAGGATTATCATGGCTTTACCAATCAAACCCAAGTTTTTAATTAGGAATTCACCAACTGCTGTTACAGCAAGGAATGCTTTGGTTAGGTTAACACCAATTTCTCTTACTAATGGTTTGTTTTTTGTAATTAAATCTGTAATTCTATTGGCAACATCTGCAATTGCTTGTGTTAAACCTTGACCGCCAAGTGCAACACTTGTTTTAAACACAGTATCTTGAAGATTTGATAGTGCTTGTGTTAAAGATCCAACTGTAACATTGCCAAA